GCTGATCCAGAAGTTGTAACTACTCCTGGTGTTGCAATAGATGCTACATCTATTTTAAAATTATTAGCATCAGTAATTGTTTGAATTTCAAATTCTTGAGCCATATTAGAACTTGTAATATTTACAACACTTACTCCTGATACACCTGAAAATGTAACAAAGTCTCCAGCGATTGCACCATTAGATGTTGCAAGAACGTTAACTATTGTTGTGCCTGATGTGAATGTAAATACTGCTGGAATAGTAGTTGATAGAGGTGTGATGTCATAAAAGTTGTTATCGTAATATAAATATAATTTTCTATCAGTACCAATGGCCGCTAATGAGTCACCAGCTAAATCTGTATAAGTGTGAATGTCTCGCGCAACTCCTATTAAGTTGTTACCAACTGCTGGTGACCATCCACCTATCTTTTCAGGAACTCCGTATCTAAAACGGACCATATCACAATCAACCCAACCGCCTTCTGCGCCGTATTGAGTGTTTTGTTTATCTATTCCTGGTCTAAATTGTAGTTTATTAATTGGCATAAAACCTCTATAAAAGAGATTTTATATCACTTTTTAAACCAAGCTGGAAGTCCTAAATGAGGTCTACGATCGTATATATTTTCTTTAGATCCTTTAGTTTCAACATTATTGTAATGTAAGAATACTTGACCACAGTCATCAAAAGTTAATTTATCTCTCCAATGTTCTAATTCATTTCCTCTGTAAACTAACATATCACCAGGTTCTAATAATACTTTAACACCTTTAGATTTTGATGCTTTGTAATTACCAGTCTTTTCATCAACTCCTCCTTGTGATGCATCTGGTTCAAGATATATTGGCCAACAACCACCACCTAAATGCATAGTTGTAGATATTTCACATGAGAATCTATCTTTGTGGCGATGTAATACATCTCCTTTTTTATAGATTCTAGCGTATGAATAATTAGTATTTAATTTTAATCCTGTTTCTTTTTCCATAATTGGAAGAAGTTTTACAAGTAATGTTTCCATTACAATGTCAGAATAATGTGAATATGTTTCTGGAACTTGTTGATCATTCCATACACCAAAGTATTCTGTAAATTGACTTATGTATTTTGTATCAAACATTGTTCTTGCAACTTGTCTTTTCATCATGAAATAATCATAACAAAATTTAGCAAGATCTTCTGATATAGCTCCTTTAATTACTGTATATTTATTTTTCTTAAAACTCATTTTTTCTCCTTAACAGTTAGTTTGTTCAGTTGCTTGTTTTCTTACAGTGTCGGTAATCATTTTTTGTACTGCCTGTAAGTTAAAATGAATAAATCTGAAATCTTCAATACCTGCATCAACGATATATTCATGTGTTAAATACGCTGGAATAAATATCATTGTTCCTGGTTTTGGACGATAATGTATTTTATCAGTTCCTAACGTAATTTCTTTTTCATTTTTTAAAGGTAATTGTGTCATGAGCTTGCCTGGACGAGGATCGTGAAATACTGGTAAAGATGTTTTATCTGAACATCTTAAAAAATAAAAACCACTAATATGATTGTTATGGTGCACATGTGGCGTGTGGTTTCCTCCCGCTTTTTCTGCAAATTGCTGAACCCAAAATTCTGTCCAAAATAATTCATAGTTAGTTAAATCATAACCCATATGATCTAAAACATTCCATGAAGTTGAACCTATATATTCTTGTAATTCTTTTAAATCAGGATCCCCCACGAGAGATGTTGAATGATGCGACATAGAAAAATCACCTATTTTTTTACCTAATTCTTTTTCACGTTCTTTAATTGCTTTAGCATTATTTTTTTTAGCTGCTTTAATATATTTATCACAAACTTTATCTACATGATCTACCCATTCAGGTATTTCAATAGAATAAACAGGTGTACTAAAATATATTGATGAATTTAATTGATCTGTTTTTGCCATTAATTTAATTTCTCTCTATGTTTATTTAAATACTCTAAAAATGGTTTACTGTCAAAGTTTTCAAAATAACTTAAAGCTACATTACATTTTTGACACAGTAATTCTCTAGCTTTTCCTGTTCTGTGATTATGATCTATATTTAATTTTTTAGTTATTTTACTTTCATGAATTCCACATATACCACATTTACTTTTTTGTTTACTATACATTTCATTATATTGATCTAATGTTAATTTATATCTTTTCTTTAAAGAACATTTTAAACGATGTAGTTTTATTTTTTCAGGATTTTTTAAAGCATATAATTTAAGTCTTTCTCTAATTTTTTCTCTATTTTTATTTCTATATCTTTCGCCATATATTTTTGTTTTATCCATATTATTTTTTTTCCATTCTAATTTAATTTTATTTAAATGTTTTCTTTTTCTTTTAGTATATTTTTTATATACTTCTGCTCTATGTTCTTTTGTTCTTTCTAAATATTCTTTTACTTTTTCTGTTGTATTATAAGGCATATTATTTAAATGGGTACCCAAGGTGCCATACTACTAAACTGTATCTTGTTCCTTTAGTAACTGGAGTCACCTGGTGCCAAACGTGAGATGGGAATACACATATTGAACCACGAGGTAATATTTCAGTACAATTTCTTGTAATAGTTGGATCATCTTCATTTCTAAATTGAAACTGTAGTTGTCCTCCTTCGTAATCTTTTGGATCTGATAGGGAGCAAGTCATCGAGAGCTTCCTAATTTTACCATGAGTGTTTGGATTATCTGGATTATCATATGGCGCATTCCAGCTATCCGCATGGAAACCATAGTGCTGTTTTAAACCATATTTTGTAAATTGACATGCTTCACTGAACGACCACTCAAAATTCCAGCCAGCTAATCTATTTGCTTGATGAACAAATCCATGCAGTTCCCGATAAACCCATGGCTCCGATATCCAGACGATGTTTGAATCTCTTTTCTTTTTTAAATCTAGTATATCTTTTTCTTCTAATGGTTTTCCTTTATTAACTTTTTCAGTTTGTCCACCAGTTAATGCTAATTGTTCTTGTTGAGCTGTACCATATTTAATAAGCTCATCACAAAATCTAGGCGTCAATGCCTCTCTAAAAAAATAGTAGTAGTTTTGCAAGTTCATTTCTAAATCCTATATATAAATTTATAGAATAAATGTCAAGTGTGTAAATTATTAGCTAACAGTCAGTGTTCCAGAAACCGTGAATGTCGCAACAGTACAACCTCCAGCTGGTGCCGGTAATGTTGTTTTTGTATTTGTTCCTGGTGATACAGATATAAGTGGACTTGCTGGTCCTGGTGCTCTTACAATAATTATACCTGATCCTCCTTGACCAGTTCCTGTGTCATTCCAAGATCCACCTCCACCTCCTCCTGTGTTAACTGTACCAGATGTAGCTGAACAACCTAATTTTCCTCCTGCTCCACCACCACCTGCTCCTCCTGGTGCTATACCACCATTATTAGCTCCACCTCCTCCACCTGCGTAAGTAACTGATGATCCTGAAATTGAATTTGGTGAACCTGCTCCACCTACTCCAGATCCTGCACTTCCTGTTCCTGTAGAACCTGCAGCGGAAGCTCCTCCACCTCCTCCAGCTGAAAATCCTGGACCTCCTGGACTTGACGCTCCTCCATTATTACCTTGTGGAGGACTAACTGGTGGTGTGTTTCCTGCTCCAGGAGAACCTGGTGAACTTCCTGCTCCACCTCCTGATCCTCCAGAAGGAGCTGTAGTTCCTGAATTACCTCTACCGCCTCCTCCACCACCTGCTGATGTAATTGTTGAAAATACTGAATTTGAACCGCTACCACCTGAAGCATTTGGAACAGAAGCTCCTCCACCTCCAACTGTTATTGAATAAGATCCTGTTCCTAATTTTAATTTTGATCCACCTGGGAAAGATGAACGATATCCTCCTGCTCCACCTCCTCCTCCATTATCAGGAGCTCCACCTCCTGCTCCTCCACCTGCTACTACTAAATAATCAAATGCTATTGCATTTGCTGCTTGTGTAGCCGTTAAACTTCCTGAAACAGTAAACGACGCAACGTCTTGACCGCAAGGTTGTGTTGTAACCGTGTTAGTTCCTGGACTTGCACTTAAAATAATTGATGAGCTTCTTGCTCTTAATATAACGATTCCCGATCCGCCGGCAGCTCCTGCTGCAGTAGATGGTTGTCCACCTGCTCCACCTGCACCTCCTCCAGTATTTGCAGTTCCTGCTATTCCAGTGGCACTTCCAGCTGAACCCGCTCCTCCTCCACCAGGTCCTCCTGCTCCACCTCCTCCAGGTGTTGGTGCTGCTGGTCCTACATATTTTCCTCCACCACCACCTCCTCCATAAGTAACTGAACTTCCTGAAATACTATTTGCTGATCCTGATCCTCCTGCTCCACCCGTAGAAGCTGGTGCAACTAAACCTGCAGAAGAAGCTCCGCCTCCACCTCCTCCTGAAGTAGATACTGCATTTCCTGGTCCTCCTGGATTACCTTGTGGTGGACTTACTGGTGGAGTATTTCCTGATCCGCCTCCTGCAACAGGAGAACAATTTCCATTTCCTCCTCCACCTGATCCACCTGTTCCAGCAGCTGGAGATGGTGATCCTCCTGCTCCTTTTCCTCCACCTGTTGATGTAATTGTTGAGAATATTGAATCATTTCCAGAAGCATTAGCAGCTCCACCTGCTCCAACTGTTACTGGAATACTTGCACCTGCATAATAAGAAGCTGTTACTACAGATCCACCTGGAAAAGAAGATCTATAACCACCGGCTCCTCCTCCACCTCCTCCGAATGCACTACCAGATCCTCCCCCACCCGCTACTACTAAATAATCTAATGATACTGAACATTGTGTTTGTGGCCAGCTACCAGATTTCACGGCACTAAATTGACTCTTTAAATTCCAAACACCACTGGCCTTGTTTAATTCTTTTACGATAACGATTCCTGAACCGCCGGCTGCTCCATTATTTAAGGGAGCACCTGGTCCATTAGATCCTGCTCCACCACCTCCACCTGTATTAGTTCCTCCAGCAGTAGCTACAGGTACTCCTGAACCTACCGCATTTCCACCTCCACCAGGTCCACCAGTTCCTTGATATGGTGTAGCTGTACCGCAAGCAGCATCTCCACCTCCTCCGCCTCCAGAATAAACTCCACTATTAGGAGCTCCTGGAAAACATGAAGATACATTTAATCCTGCTCCACCTGTAGCACCTTGATTAGTATTAGCATTATTTGTTCCTGCTACTGAAGCTCCACCACCTCCACCTCCACCTTTTCTAGATGGTGTTGTTCCTGCTCCTGAAGCTCCTCCTGGATTTCCTTGTGACGGACTTACTGGTGGTGTATTACCAGCACCTCCTGCAAAAGGACCAAAAGCATTAGCTGAAGCTCCTCCACCTGATCCACCCGCAACTCCTACTCCAGTAGCCGGAGGATTTGGTGATCCACCTCCTCCACCTCCATTAGCTGTATAAGTTGTACCACCTATAACAATACTAGAAGATGTTCCAGATCCTCCATTGGCAGAATTACCTGGTGGTGCTGATCCTGCTGCTCCTATAGTAACTGCTCCTAAAGCAGTTGCTCCACAAACTGATATACATAAATTTCTTAATCCACCTGCTCCACCACCTCCACCCGAACCAGCTCCACCTCCGCCTCCACCAGCTACAATTAAAGTTTTAATTAAACGTGTGCCAGGTTGAGTAGTAACTGCTGATGGTGTGGATGCTGTTCTAATAGTTTGAGTACACTTTCCAAACGATGTTGGATTTAATGCTCCGATAATACCGCCATTAGATTTGGCCATAGGTCACTTACTCCTGTTTAAAAACTCTTTAACTTAATTGCCTGTAGCAATCCAAGATGAAGTGTCAGGTGACCAAGCGAATGAATTTTGTTGATCGTCTTTACCAATCCATCTCTTACCAGCTTCATCCCAAGAAATAAAGTATCTTACGTTATCTCCATAAGTTGTAACTGTTGGATATGCAACTGGGGCTTGCCAGTCGTCATTAGAGTCTAGCGACCAAGATGCGAATGGTTGTGGTGCAATGAATTTATTTTTTGTGGAATCAAACGTGTAACCAATTCCAGCGTATTGTTTTCTGAAATTATTGTTATAAGAAGTTTGAACCCATCTAGATCCTGTTGTGAAAGGAACGATTTTTTTAACCGCTTCTTCAGCTCCAGCAGATTGATCACCGCCATTTGCGTTTACATCATTGTTATCAATAACAACAACTCTTAATACTAAACCGTAACTGTTTACTTCTGCAAAATGTGCCATATTTTTTACTCCTTATTGTTTGTTATATAGTAATTTTTTAAAAATTGAAAGTGCATAATTTTATTGAGTTATTAATGTTCCAGATACAGTAAATGTAGCCACTTTGCAACCTCCTGCTGGGGCTGGTAATGTAGTTACTGTATTAGTTCCTGGACTTGCTGAAATTCCAGCACTTCCTGGTGCTCTAATAATAATGACTCCTGAACCACCTGAACCTCCTAATCCACCAGGCGCTGGAGAATTAGCAGCTCCACCTCCACCACCACCTGTATTTGCAGTTCCTGAATTTCCTGGTGCAGCTTTTCCTCCTGCTCCACCACCTCCTGCTCCTCCTGAAGCAGCTGGTCCAGGATTACATACTCCAACTCCACCTCCTCCACCACCTGCATAAGTTACTGGCGAATTTGTAATACTGTTTGCTGATCCTGCTCCTCCAACTGATACTGGTGTTCCAGTTCCTCCATTTGCACCTACGGCAGAAGCTCCTCCACCACCACCTCCTGGTCTATTACCACTAACTCCTGAAACTCCTGATCCACCTGAACTACCTTGAGAAGGACTTACTGGTGGTGTGTTTCCTGTTCCTCCTGAAGTAGCAGATCCACCACCTCCACCACCACCTGATCCACCCGCTAATCCTGGAGTACTACTTCCACCTCCTCCACCACCATTAGATGTAATTGTTGAAAATATTGAATCTGATCCTGTTGATCCTCTTACAGGAGCACAAGGTGTACTAGATACTGGAGCTCCATTTCCTCCAGCTCCTATTGTAATTGGATAACTTGTATTTCCAGTTAATGCTAATTTTGTTCCACCTGGAAAAGATGTTCTAAAACCGCCGGCTCCACCTCCACCTCCAACTGGTCCACAACCTCCTCCACCTCCTCCACCGCCCGCTACTACTAAATAATCTACACTGAATGGCGAACCTGAAGTCCATTGTCCAGCTTTCTTGTAATTATATGCGTCATTAATTGACCAGATTCCTGGTGCGAATGCTGGTTGTTGAACTATAATAATTCCTGAACCGCCAGTTTTTCCAGTTGATACCGCTGGAAAATTTGCTGTTCCTCCACCTCCTCCACCTGTGTTAGCTGTACCACAAGTTGCAGAACCTGATCCACCACCAGTTCCTCCTCCACCTGGTCCACCTGCTCCACCTGCTCCACAATTTATTGCTCCACCTCCTCCACCTCCTGCATAAGTTCCTGAACTAAAAATTGGAGATATATCTTTTCCTGCTCCGCCAGCTCCACCAGTACCACCTGGACCAGCTCCTTTAGCTCCAGCAGCACCTGCTCCGCCTCCTCCACCAGAAGCTCTAATTGTAGTATTTCCTCCAGCTCCACCAGAATTTCCAAAACCAAATGTTCCTGAATTTCCAGGTTGTGTAGATTGAGTTGATGTTCCTCCAGGTATACTTGCAGTTGGATTATTATTAGCACCTGCTCCTCCACCTGATCCACCCGGTACTCCTGGACCTTCAGGTGCAATAGGACTACCTATTCCTGCACCACCACCACCTTTAGCTGTTAATGAAAAACCTGTTGAATCTGAACCAGAACTACTTTGACTTCCAGGAAAAGAACCTCCTGCTCCACCTGCTCCAATTACTAATGGATATGCAGTTGGAGTTGCCGGAATTGAAAGACCTGAAATAGGAGTTAAAATCATTCCTCCTGCTCCACCTCCACCACCATTATTTGCAGCTCCACCAGCTCCTCCAGCAACAATTGCTAAAAGAATACTTTGTTGTCCACAACGTGATGTAAATGTAGTTGATGATGTAAATGATTGTGTTGTAGTAGTTCCGTTAATTACTACATTTGGTCCGATAATTCCGCCATTTGCCATAGCCCGAACCTCCGATTAACTTATATCTTCGTAACTAATAACTAGATCTATAGATGAACTTGCACTAGCACTACCCAC